GGCGACGGCTACGGCTCCGGCTACGGCGACGGCTACGGCTCCGGCTACGGCGACGGCGACGGCGACGGCTCCGGCGACGGCTCCGGCTACGGCGACGGCTACGGCTGATCTGAGAGGACCACAAATGAGCAAGCCGCTGTCATCTGGGCTACTAAAGGTCAATGCTCGAGTGGCTTTGCTGCTCGCTGACCTATCATCCGAAGACGCGGCACTCGTGATCCTTCAGCAGGTAGAGACGATGGGCTTGCACGAGACAAAGGCGTGGCGCCTGTTCCTGGATAGGAACCGGAAAGCGACCGGAAAGCGACCGGAACCAGACCCTAATGTTATGACGGAAAGCGACCGGAAATATTCTGCCCAGATTCCTGCCCGTGTCGTTCAGGTTTCCGGTGGCTTTCCGGTTGGAGGGGTAAGGGGAGGTTCTCTATCTTCTGATTCTATCTATCATTCTGAGCAGATCCGAGAAGTGACTTCACCGGTATCTACTGCCGAAGATTCGAATCATGAGTGGGGACTTGCGGGCGAGACGGCGCCCGGTTCGCGAGGCGCGGGGCGTGCGCCGAGCGACGAAGTGGGCATCGATGTCGATGCTAAGAGCGGCGAGGCACTGCGTGCTGTACCCGCCATCCGTCGCTCTCGGCTGGAGGTGTCCAGTGGCGATCGAATGGGAGAAGGATACGTCGGGCATCTCGCTTCGGGAGATCGAGTCGAAGCAGCCCTACAAGCACGAGCCGCACAATCTGAAGCCGCTGAAGCGCTTTCCTTGGCTCGTATGCCAGAAGTGCGGCCTAGTGACGCTTCGGAATCCGATTACGGAATGGTGCCTGCGGATGGGATGCAACGCGGCGGATCATCCGGGCTACAAGGCGGCGCTTGCCAAGTCGAGTCGGTGAAGCGATTCAACCCCGCTGCGCTCGTCGAGCACTTTGTCGCTGGCGTGAACGACGCTGGCGGCATGTGGGTATGTCCTAGCGGCAAGCCGTTCACGGACCTCGCCGCGGCGCTGCAACCGTGGGCCGCAAAGGTGTCGTTCGGAACGCCAGGCCCGCTCGAGAGGTGCTCTCTGCTTGGCCGCCGATGGTTCGCCTACTGCGGGGGTGCCCCGCGCGACGCTTGGAAGGCCGCTGCGTGGCTCGGCGAGGGGGCACCGGAGGAGCCGCGGCGCCCCCCGGCCCCGCGCGAGGTTCAGGAGAGCGCGGCGAAGGCGAGGCGCTCCGAAGAGGCCAAGGCCCGCGAGCGCGACGCGGAGCGCAGGAAACGCGAGGAGCAGGCGGTGCCGGCTCCCCCCGAAGTGCGCGCGAAGCTCTCTGCGCTCTTTGAGCAGCCAGGGAGCCAGACGCGCGTGAAGTCCGCGCAGGAACAGGCTGAAGAACTGGAGAGGATGGTGGGCGAATGAAGTGCCACAATTCACCCGATGGCGTTCACCGTTTCGGTCGCGAGACCGACCGGTGTTTTCAGTGTCACGCGCCGCTCCCCTCGCTCCGCGAAAGCCAGCGCCAAGCCGCGCGTGAGCCCATCAGAGCCAAGGAGGGCGCGGGAGCCTACGGCAGGACCGCGGAGGTGGCCGCGGTGGACGTGGCGCGCCGGCGCGCGGGAGACGACTCATGATTCGCGGACTCGCGCGCATCGAGGAAGAGGTCCGCGTCATGCGGGAGAAGTGGCTCTACGGCATCGTCTGGCGCCTGCGCGCGACGACGGGGGAGTTCCGGCGATGACGGCGATCAATCAATCCTACCAAGTTGAAATCAGGGCATCGACCGGGCACCGGATCGTCATTCAGGTTCGGGCCTTCGATCCGAGTGAGGCTTGCGACACCGCGGAGAACAAGGCACGCGGGCGATGGGCGGCATTTCAAATCCTTGCCGGATCGATGAAGTCCCGGGTCATCTCTGTCGAAGGAGATGCCGCATGATACGTCCGGACATCGCAGGGAGGATCGCGAAGATCGGCGCGACGCGGCTTCTCGATCGCGTCGCGTCGGAACATGGCGTTACGCCGTCGAGTATCCTCGGACCGCGGCAAACGCGAAGTGTTGTAAGGGCACGAAATCGCTTCTTGTTCCTGCTCTGGTCCACCTTCGGTTACAGCCATACCGAGTTGGGCGACATGTTGGACCGCGACCATTCGACCGTAACGCACGCTCTCAACAAGGAGGAGCGTTTGGCTCGCGAAAGGCTGGGGCTATGAGAGTCATCCTCACGCTGCCGCTGAAGCTGAAGCCCGAGGGGAACCGCCGGGAAGCCTGGTATCAGGTCGCGAAGCGGCGGAAGGCCGAGGAGCAGGCCGTAGCGCTCTCGCTGCGCGCCTACGCCCCGGCGCTCGTGGACCAGGGCTTCCCGCTCGTCTGCACCCTCACACGCGTCTCCGGCGGCACGCTCGATAGCGACAACCTACAGGGGGCCTTCAAGGGGGTCCGGGACGCGGTCGCGCGCGAGCTCGGCATCGACGACGGGGGCCCAGAGGTGGACTGGCAGTACCGCCAAGAGAGGGGGCCTCGACTCCGGCACCAGATTCGAATCGAGATCGGGCCTCCCGAAGAGCCGTGCCGACATAAAGGGCCCGGTGTGAACGCAGGCGTCAAGTCTGAGGGGAGTCCCTGATGGCGCGCGCATGCACCGTTTGCATACATCGCGAGCGCGAGGCCATCGATGCGGCTCTCATCCGCGGCGAGAAGAACCGTCGTGTAGCGGCGCACTATAATCTCGTGGAGTCTTCGGTACGTAGGCACCTACCGCATATCCAAAGGGACCTTCAAGCGGCGCAGGCCGTCGTCGAATCGACGCACCGGCGGCTGCGGACTTTGGACACCGTGGTGGACGAGTGCGAGCGGGACCTGGAGGCCGTTCTCGCGGCTCATCGCGAGACCGTGGCGGACCGGGACTCGGGTGAGCTCGTCATCAAGGCGGTGGCGCAGCGAGCCAAGCTGGCCGCCCTCCAGTTCGGGACGAAGCGGACGACCACGCTCGTGGACCCGCGCCAGGAATGGGAGGCGCTTAGCCCGGCGGAGCGTCGGGAGCGGCTCGTGGAGATGAAGCACCGGCTGCTCGAGCTCGAGCAGGAGACGGTGGGAGGGCAGCACTGATGCTCAAGCTTTGGGATTTCGAGTGCAACGTCTGCCGCCACGTGTGGGAGGCGCTCGTCGAGCCAGGCGACGACGCTCCGATGTGCCCGCATGCTTGTGGGGGCCGGGGCGTGTGCCAGCCCTTCACCCAGGGGACCGCGGCGCGCGCGGAGACGAATCCGGCGAAGACACGGGAGATGTTTCAGAAGGCCGCGGAGATGAAGAACAAGGTCCAGGGTCGGACGCCGTGGCGGAAGACCTCCTACAGCCAGACGGGGAACGAATGACCAAAGTCCGATGCGCATTCTGCGAACTCGCTGACGTGACGGATCCCAACGTCGCCTTCATGCTCGGTGTGTCTCACGGCGCAACCGATACGGGCTTCGCGTGGGGTCGGCATACTTGCGAGCGTCATGTGAAGACCTTCTTCCAGTCGGTGGAGAACGCAGACGCTCATCTCGAGGCTCTCCAGCAAAAGACGTCCTACAGCCAGACGGGGAACGAATGAGGCCTCAAGTTCGCGTCATCGTCGGTTGCAAGGATTGCGGGAGGGCCTTCGTTGGCGCCGTGCGTGCCGCAGAATGGCCGGACGATCGTGAGTTCGAAGACCAGGCTCGCTTGGCGTTTGCAGCAGCCATGAGCGGAGCCAAGAAGATTTGCGAGTGTAAAAAGGAGCGGAAGCGAGTGCTTCCTCTGCCGTAATGCCCCTCACCCCGGAAGAGCGCGCCCGCGCCGATGCGAGCCTGATGCGGCTCTCGGTCCCCTACCCTGGGGACGCGCGGAGCTTCGTCGATGCGGCGACGCGCGAGGTGCCGTGGCAGCGCACTTTCGTGCTCGACCAGAGCCCGCGCAAGGCGCTCTTCGGCGAGCGGCGCGGAGCCAAGACGACCACCTTCGGCATCGCTTGCGTCGCGCGTCGCCTCTCGCTGCCAAACAGCAAAGGGGTTTACGTTGGGCTCACGCAGGAGAGCGCAACGCGTGTGTTTTGCGACGAGGTGCTGGACCGGCTCCGTCGCCGCTACCAGCTGCCTTTCGAGATCGTGGGCGACAACGAGGCGCGCTTCGAGAACGGGTCGATCATCTACGTGATCGGCCTCGATGCGACGAAGAAGCAGAAAGAACGCGTGCGCGGCATCAAGGCGAGCGACGTCACGATCGACGAGATGCAGAGCTTCACGCAGGACATCGGGAAGATCATTCTCGAGATCCTCGGGCCGGCCGCGGCGGACACGATGGCGCCCATTCTCATTGGCGGCACGGCGGGCGACGCCTTCGAAAGCAACTTCTGGTATCAGCTCACACGCGACAACACGCCGTCGACGCCCGCGGGAACGCCGAGCAAGGCCCATCCTGAGTGGAAGGTGTGGCGCTGCAAGTGGAGCGAGAACACCGCGACGGACGAGATCACCGGCCGGCGCATCTGCGACAACGTGCGCGACTACCACGCCGAGCAGATTCGGAAGCACCCAGGGATTGAGCGGACCGACTCATGGCTCCGGGAGTGGGAGGCGAAGTGGGTCATCCTCATTACGTCGCTCATCTACCGGTTCGGGAAGTGCAACCTCGTCGGCCACCTGGAATGCATGGAGATCGACACCGGGGCGGCGATTCCGAAGCCCGGTGAAGCCTTCCTCGCGAGCGCCGTGTTCATACTCGGGCTCGACCTCGGCTACAACGACCCGACTGCGTTCGTGGTCTGCGCGTACAACACCGCTTTCAGCAACAAGCTCTACGTCATCGAATCATTCCAGCAATCCGGGATGCTCGTCGCGCACGTGCACTCGAAGATCGTCGAGTACGAAGGGCGCTACGAGTTCACGTACAAGGTCGGGGACTCGAGCTCGCTGCAGATCTTCGAAGACCTGCGCCAGACGTACGGCCACAACTTCGAGAAGGCCGACAAGCTCGGGAAGCGCTCGCACCAGCTCATGGTGAACAGCGACCTCCAGACGCGCGTGGTAGTCGTGCTGCCAGGAAACGATGAGCTCGTGGGCCAGCTCGAGACGTGTCGATGGGAGGCCGAGGCGCTGAAGAAGAACCAATACGTGGAGGACCCGAAGGACCCGAACCACCTCTCGGACGCCTTCCTCTACGCGCACCACTTCTCGCGGTCGCTCTGGTACGAGGCGCCCAAGCCGCGGCGCAACATGACGAACGAAGACCACGTGGCGAAGCTCACGAAGAGCCTCATCGAAAAGCAGCACCAAGAGTTCAGCGGCGAGGACGGAGGGTATTCGGGTGATATTTACAGTGAGGGATAGAGAGAGGCTCCGCGCGCGTCTCGTTCCCGAGCCGAACACCGGATGCTGGCTCTGGTCTGGAGCAGCCAACCGGAGCGGATATGGGACGATGTTTTTTCGAGGCAGGCCCGAATTGGTTCATCGCCTCGCATGGGCATTTGAGAAGGGCGCGCCTGGTGAATTGTGCGTCTGTCACAAGTGCGACACGCCTGCGTGCGCAAACGTAGAGCATCTGTTTCTGGGAACCAGAGTCGATAATAATTCCGATATGACGCGGAAGGGACGACGTGCGCCAATGCCTGGCGCAAAGCTATCGGCAGGCGATGTATCTCGAGTCCGAGCGATGCTGGCAGAGGGTGTGATGGGAAGTTACGTGGCGAAGCTATTCGGCGTAACGCCGGGCACCATATCTATGATCAAGAGAGGGCATCGCCATGGCGAAGAGTGAAGCGAAGAAGCTCGACGTGCCGCGCTGGAGTGTGCGCCTCGCCGTGCCGGACGACATGGCGTTCGTGCTCGACTCGTGGCTCAGGACGTCGCATCGGACCTATCCGAACATGCACGCGACGGAGTTCTTTCAGAACGAGCGCGCGCGCGTCCAGCGCCTCGTTGAGAGCAGCCTGCTCGCGGTTGCGCATCTCGAAGGGGACCTGAACGAGCTCCTCGGCCACCTCGTCTATGGGCAATGGCGGAAGACGCTGCTCGTCCACTACGCCTTCGTGAAGCCGGATGCGCGCCGGCACGGGGTATTCACCTCGCTCGTGGCGTTCGCCAACTTCGCGAAGGCGCCCGTCGTCCTGACCGCGCCCGCGCAGGACGAGAAGGTCATGTCCGGGCTGATGGCGCACTACCTCTACGATCAGCGCGTGCTACCGCTGATGCAGCGAGGCGACCGATGAAGTTCGTGACGAATCACTGGGGTTGGAGCCTGCGCGGCATTCTTCGTTGGATCTGTTATGGCTGGGCGCGTCCGATTGATGTTTGGGGTGTAGAGGTTTCAGGGTCCTCCCCGCGCCGGTTCACGCGCCGCGTGAAGGTGGGCCCTCTCTGCTTCGCATTCGGCGAGTATAAGGATGGGTGCTCCGGCTGCGAATGGGGCGCACTGCAGGCCAAGTATGGGGGCGAGTGCCCATGGTGCATGCGATGAGCGACACGATGACCGAGGCCGTGAGCGAGCTTTGCGACGTCGCGCGTCTGATGCGTCGATACCGCCTCGATTCCGTCGAGATGCCGTCGGGCCTGAAGGTGCTGAAGACTACGCACATGCCTCTCGCGGAGAGTCCGCCCTCGCCCGAGGCCGTCGAGGATGCCGTCGCGCGCCGTCTCGAGGCGCTGGGCGTCGTAAACGCCACCTCGGAGAGCGGACGCGTCCCGCTTGAGGAGGACGAAGTGATGTTCGCGGCGAGTCGCGCGCCAGCGATGCCGCTGGAGGACTTCCGCCCGCAGCCTGAGCAACCAGTCGAGGGAGAGGAGTCGATCGATGCAGACGAGTAGCAACATCACGGCGCGCCGGCCGAACGCCTCCGACAAGGGCCGCGAACCGCGCGTGCGAAAACTAACGGGGCTCGGGAGGCTCACCAAGGCCGAGAAGAACTGGTGGAATGAGCCGGCGGACAAGGTCGGCGCCGCGGTGAAGAACCTCGTCGCGCGCATCGACCAGACGAACGCGGGTTACCGCCAGCGGATGATGCGCTACGCGCGGATGTACGGCTCGTACGAGAACCTCGGGCTCACCAACTCGTTCAACTACAACTACTCCAACACGCAGACGAACAACCTACCGACGTACAACATCGTCCAGAGCGGCGTGGACACGCTCTCGTCGAAGATCGTGCGCGATAACCCCGCGCCGTACTTCATCACCAGCGGCGCGGACTACTTCGAAAAGCTCCGCGCGGAGAAGCAAACGGAGTTCACGCAGGGCTCGTTCTACGCGATGGGGCTCTACGACCTCGCGAACAACAAGACGTTTCGCGATGCCGCGGTGTACGGGCTCGGCGCCATCCAATTCGAATACGAGAATTGGACGGACGACAAGAAGCTCACCTGCAATTGGGTCTTCATTGACGAGCTGAAGTTGGACCCCTTCGACAGCGCGCGCGGCATCCCCCGAAGCCTGCATCGCACGCGCATGATTCAGAAGGAGTTGCTCCTCGCGCGCTTCAAGGACGAGGAGAAGCAGAAGTGGATTGAGGAGGCCGCGGCGAATGCGGCGAACCAGTTTCAGAACATCGAGACGGTCATCGATTACGTCGTCTACATCGAGAGCTGGCACCTCGCGAACGGGAAGGACCATCCTGGACGCCATGTGATCTCGGTTGGGGACCGCGTGCTCCTCGACGAGGAGTATCCGTGGGACGACTACTCGGGCTGCATGGCCTTCTTTCAATACTATCAGAAGCCCGTCGGGATGATGGGCCGCGGGATTCCGGAGACGATTCAGAGCGGGCAGTACGAGATCAACAAGATCCTGCTCGCCATTCAGCAAGCGCAGGAGCTCCAGGCGCGCCCGGTCATCATCACCGACAACGACGCGAAGATCAGCAGCGACAGCCTGCTCAACAACCGCATCGCGCGGCTCATCAAGATCAAGAGCGGGTCCCGACCGCCGCAATTCCTCACGCCGGTGGGGATGAACGCGGAGGTGTACCAGCACCTCGCAAATTGGATGAACTGGTGCCGAGAGGAGATCGGCATCACGCAGATGTCTCAAAGCGGCGCGACGCGCCAGGGCATCGACAGCGCCGTGGCAATGCGTGAGCAGGTGGACATCGAGTCCACGCGCTACGTCCAGGTCGCGAAGAATTGGGAGAAGTTCTTCGTCGATTGCGCGCACATCGTGATGAAGCTCGGGAAGCGCGCCTACGACGAGGACAAGACGTTCTCCGTTCGCTACTATGACAAGAAGTACAAGGTTCTACGAGAGATTCCGTGGACGAAGATCGCGCCCACCGAAGACGGCTACGTCATTCAGTGCGACACGGTCTCGGCATTCCCGAAGAGCGCGGCGGGTCGCATTCAGACCGTTACGGACTTCATCTCCAACAACTTCATCTCGCGCGAGCGCGGGCTCGAGCTCCTCGGCGTAGACCCCGACATTCAGAGTGAGGTGGAGCTCGCGACGAGCACGCTCCGTCTGCTCGAGAAGCACCTTTCCGAGGCCGTAGAGGATGGGAAGTACAGCCACCCCACGCCGTTCATGAACCTGAAGGCCGCGCAGCTCGTGGCCGAACAGACCGTCTGCATGCTGGAGGCGCAAGGCTGCCCCGACGATCGTCTCCAGCTCGTTCGGCAGTACGTGACGGAGATCGTCACCATGCTCGGGGGCACGGACCCGACGATCGCCGCGCTCCAAGCCGTCTTCGCGCCGCCCGTCGCGGCACCCATTGCACCACAAGCCGGGCTGGCCCCGGCGAACGTCGCGGCGCAGGCCGCGTAAGGGGAATCGACCATGTCCAACGGCCCGAGCAATCCGCAGATCAACCTCACCCGCATCGCCTCCAAGTCGCTCGCCGGGGGGCACGCGCCGCTCCCCGGCTCGGGCGAGTCCGCGAAGAAGGAGGCCGACAAGTACAAGCCCGTCACCGAACATACGGTGGTGAAGCGGGTCATCCCCGTCACCGACTTCAAGCCGGCGGACGGTGCGGACGATGAGCCAGAGGGGGAGCCGACCGGCGACGCGGCGCCCCCTGCTGAGACCGCGGCGGCGGAGAAAGACCGCCACGCGAAGTGGCGCGAAGCGCAGGAGGCAAAGCGCGCGGCGCGCGCACAGGCGAACGTGGATGCCGCGGCGAAGCGCCAGGTGCTCGCGAAGGAGCTCCTCGCCAAGAACGACCTAGCCGGCGCGGCGAAGGCGCTCGGCATGCCCGCCTCCGAGCTCGTAACACTCGTCAACCAGGCGGCCCTGGGGCTGAAGCCCGAAGAGGAGGCACCGAAGAAGCTCACCCCCGAGGAGCAACGCGTTGCGGACGAGACGGCCTTCCGGGAGGAGATGAAGGCCTTCCGCGCCGAGCAGGAGGCGTTCCGGAATCAGCAGGCGATGACGGGCTTCGTCGAGAAGAACATTCGCCCGGTGCTCGCGGACAAGGAGGCCTACGAGATGATTCACGCGGCGGGCGTGGAGGACATCGAGACCTACGCCTACCGCTACATGAATCAGCACTACTTCGACACGTCGGAGAAAGACGCTTCGGGCAAGATCACCAAGCCCGGAGAGGTACTCAACGCGAAGGACGTGCTAGACGCCATCGAGGAGAACCTTTTGAAGCAGCACACCGCGACGCTGGAGCGCGCGCGCGGGCTGAAGAAGGTCTCCAAGTATTTCGCTCCGGTCGGGGATGCCGCGGCGTCGGAGGAGACGCCAGCGACCCGCGACGAAATCGACAAGGCCGGCTCCACGTCGCTCACCTCCGCGCGGCGCCGCCAGGTCGCGCAGGCGATCGCCGAGCTCGAGGCCGAGGGCGCAGCCGAGGAAACGGAGACGCCCGCCGAGCCTCCGCCCGCCAATCCGGCGGCTCCGAAGATCGTCCGCCCCCCCTCCAACGGAGCGAATATCCGGGCCTCGAAGCTTGTCGGTGTACGGCTCACCGCCGCGGAGAAGCTCGCACGCGTTCGGGCCGAGGAGGAGGAGGCCGCACGCGCCTCGCTTGCCAGGCGCCGCTGAAGCTGGCACTGTAGGAAGCGAAACATCGATTGCCCTCCCGGCTTGTAGAGGGCACCCCGGCACATCCCGGGCGAGCTGCTTGGCTCCGATCGATCCACCCCAATTCGGGCGAGGATCGTCATGCCTTCAGCGTTTGCCGGCAACAACAACAGCAGCCTCTCGGGGCTCCTAAAGCGAGTTTACAAGGATGGGCTCACGAAGGAGACCTACACGAATCGCCCGTACTGGGCGCTGATGAACAAGAAGCAGGACCAGACGAGCTTCGTCGGGTCCACGTTCCAGTACGCGACGGAGATGAACGACATTCAGGCGCGCAACGTGCTCTTCAGCGGCGCGCAGGCGATGGCCCTCGGGCTCACCGCGAACACCGCGAACGCGCTCACGGGGACGGTCGCCGGGGCTCCTGGCGCGGGGAACGTTGGTGTCACGCAGTGGACCCTCTCGAGGGTCATGAACTACGCGTACGCCACCATCTCGACGGAGCTCGAGCTCTCCGCACGCGACAAGAAAGGCGCGTTCGAAGAGGCGATCGTGATGATCAACGACTCTGCGCTCAACGTCCTCGGCAACGACCAGGAGATTTCGCTATTCGGCGGGTCGGTGACGTCGACGGGCATCAGCACCGCGGCGACGGGCTTCATTTCGGCCATCGGCGCGACTACGAACGTGGCGTCCGGCACGGGCATCCTCACGCTTCAGAACCAATTCGACGTCGCGAAGTTCAGCGCGGGCCAGGAGCTCGACCTCTACTACAACAACAGCGGCACGATCACGAAGCGCAACAACACGTCCGCCGGGACGGGGCTCTTCGTCGGCACGGTGAACTTCCCGAACGGCACGATCTCGATCGTCAACTCGTCCGGGACCGCCATCGCGATCAACTCGATCTTCACCGACGCTGCAGTGGGCGACTTCATCTGCGTCACCAACGACTTCAACCTGGGCGCCGCGACGGGCCTGAGTGGAACGGCGAAGATCAACGGCTTCGAGTCGTACGTGCCGTTCGGCGGACCGGTCGCGGACTCGCCGTCCAATCTCTTCAACGGCGTCAACCGCAACGTCGGCAACGTCGCGCGCAACGCGGGCACGTGGGTCGATGCGACGGGCGCGCTCGGGCCGAACGGCATCCTCAACATCGAGGACACCATCCTCGCGATGATGACCAACCAGATGATGGTGTCGGACAAGTCGATCGACACCTTCGCGCTGAACCACAACCAGAACGTCAAGCTCCTCAAGTCCAACATCTCGCGGACGCTGCTCCCCGGCGGCGCGCTGCAGACGGATGTCCCGGAGCTCTCCTTCAAGGCCGTCGAGGTCGAGACCGGCTTCGGGAGCGCGATCGTCATGCCGAGCCGCTTCTGCGGAACGAACAGGATCTACGGGCTCCACCTGGACTCGTGGATCTTCGTCCACCTCGGAAGCGAGCCGGTGAACGCGTACGCGCTCGACGGCAACACGGCGCTTCGTGAGGCGGCTCTCGATGCGAAGAGCATGCGCTACTTCAGCCTCGGGAACGTGGTCTGCACCAACCCCGGCGCGCAGAGCGTCGCGAACATCGCACCGTGAAGGGGGCCTGAGATGCCGTTCAACTTCAGCGGACAGAGCCACTCCACGGTGGCGAAGCTCGGCGTGGTCGCGGACGGGGACACCTTCGTCGGTGCACCCACCGTGCTCAAGTCGGGCGCCACCGCGACGCTCACGCAGGCTGCGACTACCACCACGCTCACCGGGGGCGCGGGCTTCGTCTCCGGTGACACGGGTAAGTTCATCTACATCTCGGGCGCGGCGACCTCGGCAAACAACGGCTGGCAGGGTCCGATCACGTTCGTTTCTGCGACGAGCGTGACCTGGACCAATGCCAGTGGCGCGACAGACGCGAACAACGGCCACATCTCGTGGTCGGAATCGACGCTCGCCGTCTCCACGCTCATGACGGGGCAGAGTGCGCACTCAGCGTTCACGGGCCCTCCCGTGCGGTCCGGCGTCGGCCTCTGGTCGATCACCACCAAGGACAACGTCGTCGCCACGCTCGACCTGGATATCAACACGGTGCTCGCGTCTGGGTCCTTCTGGGCGCAGCAACTGCCCGATCAGACGATCGCGCTCACCGGGCAGAAGAAGTACTCGTGGATGTTCCACTCCGCGACCGCACCCGGCGTCGCGGCAGACCTGCCCTACCCGGGCAGCTGCCGCCTCTATCTCGTCTACACCGATATGAAGGTCGGCGTCTGATGGCCCTCCCGGGGAAGGTGGGCGCGCTGCTCGCGGCGGACATGGGCAAGAAAGGGCTCACGTCCGCGGCTGCGCCGCCCGAGGACGACGCGGAGCCACCCGCGTCCAGTGAGGGGGACGACGGCGGGATCGACGCCATCATCGCGGACATCGACGCGAAGGTTCCGGGGCTGGGGAAGCTCGTCCACGAGCTCGTGGACCGACTCCGCGCGGAGGACGAAGAGCAGGACAGCGAAGACTACTAGGGGTGACGCATGCCTCCGACGTTTCTGGATCTGCGAAATTACGCGCGCGAGCGGACGAGCACGGAAAACAACCTTGCCGTCACCGAGGACACGTTGGGGCGCTTCCTCAACATGTCGCTTGGCGCGTTCTACTCGCTGATCACGACGACGTACGAGGACTACAACCTAGCCCGGTATCTGGCGACCATCTCCACGGGCAACCAGATACCGGTTCCTCCCGACTTCATGAAGCTGCGCGCCGTGGACTTCGGCGCGCCCGGGCAGTGGACGACGGTCTTCGTCTACAACCTCCAGGAGCGCAATCGGAACAACAACCCAATCGCTAACATGGTCGTCCCCTTCGGCAACCTCGCCGCGCGCCGCGTGCGCGTCATGGGGAACAAGATCTTCGTCGAGCCGGAGCAGCTCGCGAGTGGGCAGTACCAAGTCTGGTACACGCCGAAATTCCTCTGGCTCACGTCGGACACGCAGACCGTCGGCCCCGAAATGGACATCGACGGGATGGTGGAATACGCGATGGCCGCGACGGGCATCAAGATTTACAACAAGCTGAATCTCAACACGGCCGGATTCGTCGAGGAGATGAACTACTACTCGGCGATAGCGATCGACTCGCTTTCGTCCCGGATGAACAACGGCCCGGAGTGCGTGGCGAATGTCACGAACATCAGCGACTGGAGCTACCCAATGGCGGGCTCCGGAACGGATGGTGGCTGGTGAGCTTGCCCCAGTTCACTGCGACTTCGAAGCTCGCAGAGAACGCCTCCACGGAGGTCCCTGCGGTCGTGCGCGCGTTCAACGCGCTCGTCGCGAACCTGCAGCAGATCTTCACGAGCCTGCTTGCGCGCGTCCAGCTGGACAGCGTGCTCCTCGACGGCGTCGAGCTCGTGACGGGGCCCAACACCGTCCCGCACACGCTCGGCCGCACGCTCACCGGGTGGTCGATCACGCGGCTGAACGCCGCGGCGTCCGTCTACGACACGCAGGCCTCCAACCCCGACCCGCATACGTACCTCGTCCTGGTCGCGAGCGCGCCGTGCACCGTCTCGCTGGAGGTCTTCTAGATGCCCGGGCAAATCGCGCTCACCGTTCCGAACCTCACGACGCCGGGGCCTGCATACGCGACGCAGATCAGCAACGACCTCACGACCATCGCCGCGCACAACCACGATGGCGTCAACAACGGCGCGTCGATCGACATTTCCGGGCAGGTCTGCAATGCAGACCTCTCGCTTCAGCACCACAACCTCTCCAACGTTCGCAGCGTCGAATTTGACAACGAGCCGGCGAAGCTCACCGGGTCACAGGACGTCAACTGCCTCTACGTCAACCAGGGCAACCTCGGTTTCAACACGAGCGATGGTACGTTCGTTCCGATCACGCAGGGAGACTCCCTCGCGCCTTCCGCGCTGAGCGCGTTCCTCAGCTGGACGATGCGCAACAACGGCGTTCCGTTGACGGCGAACGCGAGCATCCTCATCGGGGACACCTACAACTTCATCGCGCTGAACAGCGCTGGCGGCGCGTTCACCGTCACGCTCCCCATCGCGGCGCAGATCACCCCCTCGGCCGTAACGAAGGGGCGCCTGTACGTATTTCGGGACGTGAACAACGCGTGCAGCACGCACCCCGTCACGATTCAGGTGACGCCCGCCTCGGGCAACACGTTTGGTGACGACGGCTCGACGAGCTTCGTTCTCAACACGAATGGGGCTTACGTCGCGTTCTACACGGACGGCGTCAATCTATGGTTCCCGTGGGCTCAGAACGCCTACCAGGGCGAGCAGGTCGGCCTGAACGGGACGGTCATTCAGGCGAAGAATGGCTCGGGCCTCAACGTCGATGCGAGCTCGCTCATCACGAATGCGGGCCAGTACGGGCAGAACGGCGGCCTCTTTGCGCTCCTAGGAAGTTCCAACCTGATTCAAGGCGGCGCCACCACGATCGATGGTGGCGCGACGCTCACATGGTCCGGCGGAGCGATCGAGACCTACGCATCCGGCACAACGACCACGTTTCAGTCCGGCGCGACGCTGATTCTGAATGGCGGCCTACAGGGGACCACCAACGCGGGCACTCTCACGATCGGATCCGGGGGCGCCCTCACCGTGAGCGGCACGGCGAGCTTTCCAGGCACCACGAACCTGAACGGTTCGTCCAACATCTCCGGAGTCGGCAACCTCGTCACCGGCACGCTGGGCCTCGTCGCAGGTACCATCTCCGGCGACCCGTCGTCGAAGATAACGAACCAGGGCACGACTTACATCTACGGCGAGCGTCACAACGCAACAACGGGTCTTGCTGCCGGTACGTACAACGTCGATTCGGGAAGCGCCCCGGATAACTTTGTCGCGCTCATGTTGGCTTCCTCGGGGAATTGGAACATCAACATGCCGGCCTCCCCAACGCAGGGCCGCAGGATCACGATCGGAGACATCAGCGGCATCGCGCAGGGCGGAGCCGGCACCTGGATCGTCACCATCATCGCGAACACCGGCGATCTGATGGGCCTAAGCGGCACGGCGGGCGGCACCGCGACGACGTTCACCGTCTCACCTGCGATCTTCGGCGCAGCGATGTCCGCGTTCTGGGCGGTCACGTTCCAATTCGTCGGCTTCGTATGGGTGCCCATCATGCGGTCGTTCACTACGACCGTCACTACGGAATGACATGCCGTTCCCGCAGACCACCATCGTGCCGATCCAATTCAGCGGCGGGCTGAACAGCAAGATTGCGTCCTTCAAGCTGGACCAGCCTTTCCTGGACGCGTGCGAGAACGGCCGGTACACGCTCGACGGGCAGATCGACAAGCGACCCGGCTTCGGACTGCTCTCCACCGACGTTCAAGGTGGGGGAAACATCTCGTCGGGCTCAGCGCTCACGACGTTTGGCGGCGAGCTCCTCCTCCTCGACGGGTCGAAGATCTACTCGTACCAATCGAGCAATCAGACGTGGATCAACAAGGGCACAATCTTCTCGACGGTGAACTCGCAAGTCCGCGTGCTCAATACGAAGGGCGCGACGCAAAGCAATCCCGACGTGACGACGGCGAATGGGCTCTCGCTCTACGTCTGGGAGGACAACCGCACCTTCCCCACGAAGGCCAACGGCGTTCGGTACAGCATCTACAACAATACGACGGGAGTGCTGGTCCTATCGGATCAGCAGCTCTACGTCGATGGCTCGCGACCGAAGGTCATCAGCGACGGCACGACGTTCTTCGTCTTCTACGCCGCGAGCGCGAACGACCTTGCGGGAGCGACAATCCCGGTTGCCGCGCCGAGCACGGTCACCAGCAACGTCACGAGCATCGCGACCGATGCGAAGGCGTCCGGCTCGGGCCAGAGTATTCCCTACGACGTTTGCCTCCTCGCCGGCGTCCCGCTCGTCGTATACGCGTCGCAGACCGGGATTCGCATCAGCAACAACGGGCAGGCCATCAGCGCAGACGTCCTCGTCCAGACGATCGCCGCGTGCACCGACTCCTTCGGGAACCTTTGGATCGCGTGGTCGTCCAACACCGACACGCATATCTGGGCCGGCTCGTTCGTCATAGGCTTCGGATGGCAACCGCTCTTCCCTAGCCACGTCCTGAACTCGCTTCAACCGCAGGTCTCGGTGACGCTCGGCATGTGCGCGGACATCGAGGCTGGCAACGTCAACCTCACCTCCGAGCAGACCATCAGCGGAGCCGCGAACGTCAACAACCATTTCTGCAACAACTTCACGATCGCCCCGTCCGGCGTCGTCACGTTCGTTGGGCAGATGCGCGGCGTCGGCCTCGCGAGCAAGCCGTTCCGGTACGGCAACAACATCTTCATTACCTCGATTGCGCAGAGCAACCTGCAGAGCACGTATTTCACGCGGTGCCTCACGCAGGGACTCTCCTACGTTCCGGGGACGACCAATATCCAAGCGGCAAACAACACATCGCTCGCGACCAACTTCGCGCTCGTCTCGTCGCATTCGCCGCAGAACGGAGGGACGTACCGAACCAACTCGCTGCTCTCCCAAGCGGACCCGGTGAGCTCCGGCGTCTTCCTCTTCGCCGGGCAGCGGAAGGGCCCATTCTCGACCTGGCAGAACGCCACCGCAGTGAATCTCGGATGCGCGGGCTACCTCACCGAATTTGGCGGTGCGAACGCCTTCAACAACGTCCAGAGCAACAACAACCTCCACATCGTCGGAGGCATCAAGAAGATTTACGACGGCGTCTCATGCGTCGAAGATAACTTCCTCCTCTTCCCCGAGGATGCCTTCGGCAACGGATGCTCGGTCGTATTGAGCACCGGCGGCGGCTCGCTCTCGTGGAGCTCGATGAATCCGTCGCAGTACCAGTGGTGCGTCATCTACGAGTGGACGGACAACTTCGGCCAGGTGCAGCGGTCCGCCGTGAGCATCGCGGTGAACGCGACCACCTCGGCTGCGGGGCAGAAGGCGACGCTCACGGGGCCGACGCTCCGAGTGACCGAGAAGGTGCAGGCGCGCTCGAGCATCGTGATCTCCGTCTACCGTACGCAAGCGAACATGCCCATCTTCTACAAGGTCACGAACGACGCGAATCCGATCATCAATGACCCGACGACGGACTTCTGGACGTTCGTGGATATGCTCAGCGACGCGGCCATCGCGGCGAACGAGAACCTCTATACGGGCTCGCAGCTCGCGAACAGCGCGCCGCCCCCCTGCTCGCTCATCTCGCTCTATCAACAGCGGCTGATGATCAACAGCACGGAAGACCCGGACGTCCTCTGGTACTCGCAAAACAAGTTTGAGCAGGACCAGTATTCGACCATCGCGCTCGACTTCAACCCGTCGTTCGTCGAGGGCGTGGACTCGAGGTACGGCAACGCCATCACCGCCATCGGCCTCCTCGACAACAACCTCGCCATCTTCAAGGAGCGGAGCATCTTCCTCCTCCAGGGCGACGGACCGAATCCGCTCAACACGGCCGGGCAGTTCAACGACGCCGCGCTCCTCGTGAGCGATACGGGCTGCACGAACCAGAACTCGCTCGTCTTCGTTACGCAGACCCCGAACAGCCCCGGCGGGCTCCTCTTCCAAAGCCCGAAGGGTATCTACCTCCTCGGCCGCGACCAGTCGCTCACATACATCGGCGCGCCGGTCGAGCAGTACAACGGGCTTACGATCACCTCCGCGAACCTCCTCGCGCAGACGAACGAGATTGTGTTCACGACGGAGGAGGGAACGTGTCTCGTCTACAACTATTTCTTCAACGCGTGGACGACGTGGACGTCCCTTCCGGCGGTCGATGCGTGCGTCTGGCAGGGCCAGCTCTGTCTCCTCACCAACTCCGGCGCCGTCATGATGCAAGACGCGACGGGGACCGTCTTCGCGGACTCGCATCCGAACGGCGTCACCTACCCCGTTGCGCTCAAGATCCGCACGCCATTCCTGAAGCTGTCCGGGATGCAGGGCTACCAGTCAATCTTCGGTTGCTACCTCCTCGGCACGCTCCAAGAGCCCCACGTGCTCCAGGTCTCGGTCGCCTACGACTTCAACCCGAGCGCCCAGGGGAACGTTCTCATCAACTCGACGATCGCCGGCGCCGGTCGATGGGGCGGGCTGCCGATCTGGGGCAGCAACGGCTCGTGGGGCAACGGCTCGCTCTTCAGCAATTACCAGTTTCAGATCAACGTCAACAACCCGCGGTGCCAGGCGATCCAGTTCACGTTTGAGGACGTGCAGCCTTCGCCGTCGAAGGGATTCTCCCTCAACGGCCTCGCGCTGGAGGTGCTTGCGCTCGCCGGACCCATGCGGCTGCCGAAGGCGGCAAAGGTGGCCCTCTCATGAGCAATTACCCAAGCTTCCTGGGCGCGACCGCGAGCCCGCTCTCCACGAGTGGCGGCCCGAACATCCTCGGCGGCGGCCTCTACACGCCTCAGCAAATCAACGTGAACCAGGGTGCGTTCAACAACCCCCTCGCCGGTACCGCGGTTCCGGCGGGGAACGCGGAGATCCAGAACTACCTCGGAGCGACGACGGCGCCGGTCTCGGCCGCGAGCTCGGCAGCGTACGGAAGCGGACTCGCTGGGGAGCAGGCGCTCGCTGGACAGTATCAGCAACTCGCCGCCGGGCAGGGTCCCTCGCTCGCGACAGTGTCGGCGCAGCAACAGGGCGCCGCGAATCTCGCCTCCGCCGAAAGCCTGCTGGGGAGCGCACGCGGTGCGGGTAACCCCGCGGCGGCGCAGCTCGCCGCGCGCAACGCGCAGGCGCAGGGATCGCAACAGGTCGCGCAAAACGTCGTTGCCGGCCGCACGCAAGAGGAGCTCGGCGCGCTTGGAGCGATGGGTGGCCTCTATGGCAATATTGCGGGCCAGGGTCTGCAGGAGCAATCGCAGCTGAATCAGATCGCGCAGGGCAACCAGGCGAACGCGCTCGCCGCGCACTCCAACTACCTCGGGGCGCTCGCGGGCATCGCCGGGCAGCAACAGCAGGGGCAGATCGGCGGGCAGCAGCTCTCCGCGAACACCGCGCTGCAGCAACAGCAGCTCGCGCAGCAGGCCTACGAGAACTCCGCGGCGAACAACAACAAGATCTTCGGCCAAGTCCTTGGCGCTGCGACGAACGCGGCGGGGAGCCTCTTCGGGATATGAACCAGCGGGAAAAGGCTCAGTTCCAAAGGCTCCGAAGAGAGGTCGCCTGCCAACGCAGGTGGCTGCTCGCCTTTGCGAAGGCAATGCACAAGCACGTGCGCACCGACTTGGCCCCCGACGCGGCCCTTCCGGAAATGACATCTCTCGTCGAGAGAATTTCCAAAGGATCGGACATATGAGCCATCGCAAGCTTCTCGAGCAGCGCATCAACGATGCGATTGAGGCCGGGCACTACCGCGCCAAGGGAACGCCGCGCGCAAAGTCCTCACCCAGTGAGGATGTTCCGGTGCCCGCTCCTCGCGCGGAGCCCGAGAAGCGTCCGGAACCTTCGAAGGCGGAGAAACGAGGCGTGCCGGATCCGCAATCCTTCGTCCATGGGCTCGCTGCGCGCCGCCGCGATTCCGTGGGCGGAGCGGTCCACGAGGCACTCGACCAGAAGTTCAAGAAGCGATGAACGTCCCCTCCCCTCCTCAGCCGATTCCGCCCGGGCCGCCCCCGGTCGTGCCGCCCGAGCTCCAGATCGCGCAGGCCGGCGCGGACCTCGACGCGGCGACCGCGCCCGCCTACGCGGGAGGAACGCCGGAAGGGGCGGTCTCGTCCACCCCGCGCCAAGCCGCCGCGGACCTCCTCAACAGCGCGGAGCGCGGCAAGGGGCTTGAACGCGAAGAGGGGAAGATCCAGGCTGGCGAACAAGCGCAGATCGCCGCGAAGCAGTCGCAGGCCGCGGCCGAGAAGGTTCAGCAGGCCAACGACTTCCAAAACCTCCTCGCGCAGAGCGCGCAGAAGTACGAGGCGGAGCACGCGCAGACGCAAGCCGCGTACGACAAGTACAAGGCCGCGGCGGGCACGCTGAAGGACCCCGAAGCCCAGTTCTACGAGGACAAGGGGCAGGGCTACCGCGTACAGACCGCGCTCGCCGCGTTCGCGGCGGGCATCGGCGCGGGCTTCAACGGCCAGGCCGGCAACCCGGTGCTCGACCTCCTCCAGAAGAAGATCCAAGCCAACTATGAGAGCCACAAGCAGAACATCGACGACCTCTACAACGCGGGCGTTCAGGCGGGGAAGATCGAGGACACCTCCGAAAACCACTCGAAGTTCCTCCAGGATGCGAAGCTCCGCTCCTACGAGCTGCAGAGCGCGCATGTGAAGGACGAGCTCGCGTCGATCGCCGCGCGCGCGCAGTCGCCGCTCGCGAAGATCGCCGCGCAGAAGACGATCGAGCAGATCGACCAGGGCCAGGTCGGCGTCCGCCAGAAGCTCGCGCAGCAGGAGGCGGCGGCGGCGGCCGCGAAGCTCGCGGCCGATCGGGCGCGCGCGAACGAGGCGCGCTCGGCCTACCAGAAGGCCCTCGAGAAGCACGCGGACCTCGCGCCCGAGGAAGCACGCATCGAGGCCGCGAAAGACCTCCACGCGCTCGGCTTCAACGCCTCCGAGACGGCGCCGATCTTCGAAGCGGTGGGCGTCCAGACAAATCCCGAGACGGGCGAACCGGTGTTCCCAAAGAGCGGCGCGACCGGGGGGCCCGAGGAGCCGACCTACGATGCGGACGGGAAGCTTCAGGTGCCGACGCGCGACGCGCAGACCGGAAAGCAGCTGAAGCCCGAGGAGCGCCAGAAGATCGCCGAGGAAGCGCGCAAGCGCACCGTGGTTGTGGATGGCGCACCGAGGCTCGCCGTGAGTGATGAGGCGGCGAAGCAATTTGCGGTCGTACAGAGCGAACTCCCGAACGCCGAGAAGGCGTACAAAAAGCTCACGGATGCTTTCAACAGTGGCGACAAGGGTGCGTATGACGCCGCGCGAAAATACCTCATTGAAACGATGCCAAAGCTCTACGGGTTCACCCGTGGCCCTTCCGCCGCGCAAGCCGGAGAGACGGCGGGCGCCGGCGGTGGGGAAGCGGGCGGCACCCTCTCGGATCAGATCCCGGAGTTTCATCCCACGCTCCTTGGCACCTACTTCAAGGGCGCGGCTGCCTTCAACAACACGCACCCTCTCGGCGCCAATACCCCCGTCGCGGTCGCGCAGGCGAAGCTCAAGGCTCTCGGCGAGAGTCTTGGTGGCATCAAGGAGCAGGCGTTCAAGAGCGCGTTTCCGCAGACAGGTGAGGAGCGCACGAAAGAAGCGATCGCAAAGACCCCCGTGGCGGACCTCGCCGCATCCTTCGGTGGAAAGCCCGTCCGATGACCCTCCTCATCGGCGCAGACGGGGGGAAGTACGACATCCCCGACGAGAACGCGGAGAAAGCTCTCGCGTCGGGACAATTCACGCTTCCGCCGACGACCTCCGAAGCGGCGCCCGCACCGGTCCAATCCGCCTCCCCCCTAGCGGATACCGGCGCGAGCGTCGCTTCGGGGGCCGCCGGGGAGACCGGTGCGCCCGCCCCCGCGCCGGCCGCGGAGGCGAAGCCGGACATCTTCGACGTTCCCCTCATTGGCGAGGACGGGAAGCTCTACTCGATTCCCGACGAGAACATCCCCGCCGCGCTGCAGACGGGGAAGTTCCGCGTCTCGACTCTCGAGGAGCGGCAGGCCGCGCAGGGCGAGGCCGCGCGCGCTGCGGAAGTGGAACGCGCTGGCGGTACGGGGCTGAAGCCGTACGTCGGGGGAACCGTCGACGCGCTCCTTACCGGCGCGGGCATCCACAACCCGGCATTTCAGATCGTAGAGGCTCTCTCCGATAAGGGCTTCCAAGAGACCATTGGCAAGACGAAGGAGCAGATCTCCGAGGAGCATCCTGTCGCCTACGGCACGGGAGCGGTGGGGGGCGAGGTGGGCTCGGCTCTGCTCACCGGCGCCGCCGCGGGAGCACTCACCAAGGCTACGAAGCTCACCGGGCTCGCAAAGGCCGCTGCCGAGGGCGCCGTCTTCTCGGCGGAGCCGGTCGCGAAGGCGATCATCAACAAGGACCCAGCCGGGAGCGCGGAGGCGCTCGCGCTGGGCATCGGCCTCAATGTCGCGCTCCACGGCGCGTTCGGCGCGATCGAAGCGCTCCCCGGCGCGGCCGCGGAGGGGGTCGATAAGGTCCAGGGCGCGCTGCGCGCGAAGTTTGCGCCGGAGCTTACGCAAGAGGAGGCCGAGAACCTCATCGGAAAGCGGGTGCTCGGGCTCACCCCCGCTAAGATCGCCGCCGCGCGCGAGGAGATCGCCCCCGCGCTGAAGGCCGCAGGCGTTACCGCCGAGGACGTCGCGGAGGGACGCGCGCTCGCGAAGGTGCAGAAGCTGGAGGAGAGCGGGCCGGCGATCGGCCGGGCGATCAAGGCGCTCGACACGTTCGAAGGAAAGGCGCCGATCATCGAGGAGCACCTCTCGAATGCGCAGGCCGAGCTCCGGAAGCTCCTTCCCCCCGAGGTGCTCGAGAGCGAGGCGGCGAATGCATCGCTCAAGGCGGGCAAGCTTGCGCTAAAGGAGGCGGCCACGTCCTCCGAGCGGCTCGCGGCGCGCGGGGTGGTCTCCGAGGCGGAAGGGCGGCTCGCGGCGGTGGGGAAGCTCTCGCCGCTCGCGGAGCAAGCGAGCAAGGCGCTACAGCCGATCTTGGAGCAGATCTACGCAGCGGCCGCGAAGGGGACCTTCGAAGAGACCCAATCGCTGAAGAAGTTCATCGGCGGGCAGACCAATTTCGCAGCGGACAACGGCTTCGCAAACCAGCTCCGGAAGCGCGCATATGGCATCGTCGCTGAGAACGTCGCGCGCGCGGAGGACGCCGCGGCGCAATCCCTCGGGAGCGCGGAGGTAGTTCAGGGGTTGCGCGAGCAGCGTGGCGCGTACGCCCTCCACAAGCTCTTCGGGGACGCAGCGGACAGGCTCGCCGCGCGCCAGGCGCCCGAGGAGCTCACCCACCTCCTCGGGGGTCCGAGCACAGGAAGCGGGCATATGCTCCCCCACTTCGTGCTGCACGCGTTCGGCCTGCCCTCGGGCGTGAACGCCGCGCTCGCCGTCACCGGCATCCCCCAATTGGTGAAGTCCTACGTCCAGAAGCAATCGCTCCGAGGCGCCGCGGCAAAGCTTTTGAACGAGTCCACCGCTCCGACCACAAGCACGCTAGTTCACGCGTTGGAGCGGCAGAAGCTCGAGCTTTCCGATTCCGTGAAGGGTTTCTTTGCCTCGCTAGGAACGCGCGAGGCAGAGAAGGTGCTCGACACGTCGGGCGGTCTCCGTGGCTTCGTCCCCGACGCAAATGGACGCTCGCACGCGCAACAGATTGCGTCGCTGCAGCGACTCGTCACCCAAGCGCAGACCGATCCCACTGCTACGGCCGCGCGCTTGGATAAGGTCGTCGCACCGCTTCGGGCCGAGGGCCTTCACGAGGTCTCGCAGGCGTACACCGATCACCAGCTCCGGCTATTGAAGGTGCTACAGGCCATCCTGCCGAACGACCCCAACTCGATCGCCAAAGCGCACCCGTTCGCGGCGAAGGTGAAGGAGGAGGAGATCGCCCCGGCGACGAAGGCGCGTCTGCAGCGCGCGCTCACGATCGCCGCGGACCCGCGCGCGCTCCTTCACCTCGTTCGGAACAATCAGATCTCCGCCGGAGACGTGGCGATCGCCGCTGCGGTGAATCCGAGCACGCTGCAGAAGCTCCGGGACGAGGTGATCGCGGAGGGAATGAAGGCGAAGCCGGACCTCTCCTATCAGCAACGCCTCTCGATGGGCATCCTCCTCGGGCAGCACATCGACGAGAGCACGGCGCAGGTCCCTCAGCTCCAAGCGGCCTACGCGGCGGCCGGCGCGCCGGCGAGCGCACCCGCACCGCGGGGGAAGTCTCATCTTTCGGCGAAGGCACGGGACAACCTCGTGTCCGCGCCACTCACGCTTTCTCAGCATTCCGCTGGGCATTCACGATGACGTGTCACCTCGGTTGATGGTGTTGGAGGTGTGGAATGGCGAATACGAGCGAGTTTCTCTTTCAGCCGGCGGGCTTCCAAGCAAAGACCGGCGGCGCGGTCCCGACGAGCCCGAACAACAGCTTCGTCACCGCGTGGGCCGATAAGCGGTCCGCCATCGCGGTAGGTCTCTCGGTTCTCTTCTACGGCGGTACGCCGACCGGCACCCTCACCGTCGAGGTGTCCAACGCGCCCGAGCAGGCGGGCTCGTTCGGCTACCCTCAGAACCAGGGGGATGATGCGCAGACGCTTGCGGGCTCGTCGCAGACCGTCACGGCGTCCGCCGGGCCCTTCCAATGGCAGCTCTCGAACCTGCCTGCGCGCTGGGTCCGCGTTCGCTACACGAGCTCGCAAACGACGGCGGGCCTCACGGCGAACGTCTACATGAACGCCCCTCACCAGAGTGCCTGAGATGACCGTTCCGACGAACGTTCTGATTCAGTACACGATGGTCGGGCAGCTGCTCACGAACAGCGGCCCGAACGCGTATCAAAACGTATATTGGGACGTCTACAACGCGCCCGATCTAACGGGGCAATACTCCGGCTACTTTGGGCAGCTGCAGAACATCTCCGTTTCCTCGACGGCGAACATCTCCTCCCCGACGAGCGGTGTTGTCATTCCCACGAGCTCCGCGGGTGGAGACCTCTCGGGCAACTACCCCAACCCGACCGTGTCCGGAATCCAGAACCAGCCGGTCGCCGACACGCCTCCGACAAGCGGGCAATCACTCGTCTTCAACGGAACGCAGTACGTCCCGCAATCGATGGCTGGGGGCGGCTTCGTCGCGGGCGGCGACCTCTCAGGCTCGTCCACGAATCAAACCGTGATCGCGGTCCACGGAACCACCATCCCCGCGGGTGGCTCGCTACTCACCGGGAACGTTCCACAGGTGACTGGCCCAGGTGCGCTCTCCTACGCGGCGGTCAATCTCGCCGGCGGCACGCAGCACGTGAGCGGCCTCCTTCCTACGGCGAACCAGGCGAACCAAACGCTCACCGGAGATGTCACCGGCAACACCGGCGCCGCCGTCGTCGCCGCGGTGAACGGCGTCGCGGTCGCGGGGACTCCGAGCTCCGGCAACATCATGACGGCCACGGGTCCCGCGAATGCACACTGGGCGCCCCCCGCGGGTGGGAGCGGATTGACGACGGGCCTCGCGAGCGCGCGACCGTCCGCGACGGGTAGCCAGAACCGATACCAGTGCACGGACATCCCGGTTCAGTACACGGACACTGGCGTCGGCACCTGGACCGGTGTTCTTTCGAACTTCCTCAATCCACCCGCGGCCGCGGCCTCCTATACGGCCGTAGGAAACATCGCGCTTTATCAGCAAGCGGATGCGATTCGGGCGGTGAACACCGTCGCAGCGGGCACTGGCGTCGGCCTCAAAGCCGGGAGCCTCCCGCAAAACGGGCAATGGCAGGTCACGCTGCACATCGTTCCGCTATTCCAGCCAAACGCGACGTTCCCCGAATTTGCGCTTGTCGTCGCGAACGGCACTACGAGCGGCACGAGCGTTAGCTACAACATTGGCTTCTATTCGACTTCGGGCGTCGGAATCCACGCGACGCGCGATGTCATCGGGACCACGACACGACAAGCGCTGTACATCGAGCCGAGCAACACGACGCTCAACAGCGGCACCACGGGAGGAACGCATTTCCGGTTCCTGAACGACGGCGCCACGATGCATATGCAGTACAGCAACGACGGATATTCATGGGTCACGCTCTACGGCGTGGACTCGCCCGCCGGACTTACGAACTACGGTTTCTGGCTCGGGTGCGAGAACAACAGCACCACCGCCGCGTGGTCGCAAGCGCTCATCCTGCAACAGACCTTGCAGTCGAGCCTCACGGCCCCACCGCAAGCCGTCACCGGCGCGACGGGGAACGCCGTGCCCGTCACGGTCACGGTCGCGAGCACCGCGGGGTACTTCGTTGGCGACGTCTGCAGCGTCAAGGGAATGGTCGGAAACACCGCCGCTAACACTGGTAGCAATGCGACCGGAATGACAGCGACTCTAGGGCTCGTGATAACGGCGATGACGGGCACCACGATCACGTTTGGGGAAGTCAACGGCAACGGAACGTGGACGAGCGGCGGAGAGATCGTCCTCGTCTCACGCTGAAAGCAAGGCCATGAATAACACAAGATACATCACGTTCGCTGCTGCCGCGATTGCGATCGCCGCCATGGTCTTCGGCACCACGCAGATGAATACGCAGACCGTGGGCGCGGTGCTAGGCGGTCCCACTACGCTCTGCCCTCTCGGGTGGTACGCGCCGGACCCGAACACGTCGCAATGCTCTACGGCGTTTGGCTACGAGCCATCCGTCGCTGGCGTCACAACGAACGTCTTCGCAATCCAGGGTCTCACGCCTGGTGACAGTGACTTCGTCACGACGCTAATCAACGTGCAAGCGCCGGGGGCAACGGATGAGAACGGGCGAGCCTGGTTCCGGTACAAGTGGGGCTTCACATATCGTCTGGACGGAAGTGCGTTCGCGGACCCGACGGGAGCAACTACGCCGACTCTGGTCGATTCGCAGATCGGCTCTGGTCTATCCGGAACGACGGTGAACCTCATTCAGAACGGCAGCACCCTCACCATCACAACGAACTGCGCGACGGCCGGATCTTGCGCGACGAACGGCAGCGTGGATTGGTTCCGGAACGCCTCTTCGCCGTGGGTCCTCTCCGTCTCCCCGACGATGGCCTACGCGAGCCCGACGTCGCCCACGCTGTTGACGATCACCACAACTCCCGGCGCGACCAACAACCTCACCGGCCTTGGATGTGTTGTGCCCGGTGCCTACGCGGGTGGGTCGCCCTACGTGGGCTGCACCCATAGCAGCTATGCGCTTCAGAACTGCGTGCAACAGTCGCAGACCACCGCGACGTGCTTCCTGCCAGCGGGCAGCTATACCGCCGGTGTGGATTCGGTCTGCCTCCAAAGTGGCTCGAATCCGTTCTGCCTCGTATCGGGCTTCACCCTCGACGCAGCCGCACCCGCCGACTCCGGCGCGGCAGATTCCGCATCGGGCGACGCTGGCTCTATCCTGCGACTCGCCACGAGCGCCGACCTCACCGATGGTGGATATGGGTACCCGTCTTTCGTCTGGGCACCGGGCGGCCAGTCGATACTGTTTGTCACGTCACAAACGGTCGCATCATGCTCCTCGGCCACAATCTGCGGTAACGCGGCAACAGTTGGCGCCATCACCGCTGGTGCAGTCGGAGGAACAAGCCTGGTTGAGCTTACGACACCGGCATGCGGCGCGGGGACATGCACCAGCGCCACGAACGGAGGGTCGGCGTCGTGCCCCGTGGTACTCACCTGCAATACAGGTACACTGTCCTCCGGTGGCATCAAGGCGGGCGATGTCTGGTACCAGACCAATCCGGACGCTGGCGGCATTGCGTGGTCCTCGATGGCTATGCTCACAACGACCAACCCGGACGCGAGCGCCCAGACCGTTGTGGCAAGCGCGTTGGATTGGGTCACCAATACATATACCGCCACGCCGCTGAATGCTCCGACTGCGCCAGACTACCACGCAACCGGTGGTGGTACTGGTTCCGATCAACCCTACGTGCACATGACCACGACGATCGGGAACCAAGGTCTGTTCAACAATACGGTGCCGTCCGTGGCCTCGGGTCTCGTGAGCATGATGGGGGCGTTCAAGCTGAACGCGGCCGGGTTCGCGCTATTCTCATCGACGAGCGGAGCCATGGAGGCTTACCAGACGTCGGGCACGGTGGTCGATCAGTATCAGTCGGGAGGACCCGCGAACTCCCAGACGGTCGCAAACGGAACCACCTACAATTTTCAGGACATCTTCAACGGGGCATCCTCATCGCAGACGTTCAATGGGACTCTCGTTTCCGGCGGCAACCCCGGTGCGCAGGCGACCAACCAACGGATTCTCTGGGGTCAACAGCAGGGATCCAGCGTGCACGGGATGAACGCGGACATGTTCGACCTCATCTACTACCCGTTCGTCCTCAACTCGACCGCGGCTGGGTACTGGCGCTCGTATCACGCGGCGAGGGGTATCGGCCTATGAACGCCCGCACTCATAGGGTTATTCTTTCGCTCATCGTTATTGCATCGGCAATGTCGGCGGCCATCTCCTGGCGCAACCCGGAAGCACGAGCCTCAGCGGTAACTGGCTTAGGGCTCGGCGCGACCTCGGGCGCGCCGTCATTGCCTGCGCAGGTAATGATTGTGATGATTGGGGGGCAATCGTTGTCCAACGGTGGCGGGGATCTGTACGACGCGGCTGCGCAGGCGACGTATGCGAACGGCTTCGAACTATGCAATGATGCGGGGACGTATACCCTGCCGGCGTCCGGCAATGCTTGGGGTCTCTGTCCGATCGAAGCCTATGGTCGCTCCTTCGTGGACGCAGCCGTAGGGGCAATCATCGCTATGCCCTACCCTAACAACTACCTCGGCCCATCATTCGATCGGCAATTCCAGATCGACTTTGCCGGCTTGCTACAGGGCGGCGGGTACCCGGCGCCCACCCTGGTTACGTCGAGCACAGGTGTGGGCGGTGGCCTATTCACACAGGTTGGGTATGGCGGGTCATACAACTCATTCGATGCCGGGTTCTTCGAGATGCGGGAGATCGCGGCGCTCGCGTCCAACTCGGGTCGCACGTCTGCGGTGGCGGCGTTCGTATTTGTCCACGGCGAGGCCGATTGCGCTGCGCCAGTGGCCACGTATCAAGCCAATCTGGCGACGGAATGCAGTGCTGTCCAGACGTATTATCGGCAGACGACGGGGCAAACGAGGGCGATTCCATGCATCATCGCCGAGCAGGATGCTAGATGCCAAAGCGCCGCTCCGGTCTATGCGTGGAGCGAGCAGGCGCAGCTGATGGCATCCCAAGCGGGGGCCGGCGTCATGGGGTCCCCGCAGATTGCCGGCGCTACCTATATGATGCCCCGCGATCAGGTGAGCGGGGATTATGCGCATATGACTTTGCCGGGGTACAAGCAGCTGGGGGCCCTCATCGCCAAGGTGGCCTATCATGATGAGCGATACCTGGACGGCGCCGAGTCGCCGCGATGGGAGGCGACGCAACCACTGAAAGTGACGTCTACAGACGCGACGTGTGGGGCGCTGGACCCTGGCACATTCACCGTGTCTGGTAACGACATTACGGTGCAGATCCATACACCCAATCCACCACTACAGACGGATTGCGGGACATTCGGGGCGCCGCACCAAACAGGAACATATTCAACATGGGGCGCATGCGTTGGGTGGGGCGGCTGGGTAGGTGGCCTAGCTGGTACCCCCGTCCACTGCAGTAGCATTAGTTACGGCGCGTGTATTGGCCACACGTGCCCGATGACGATACACTTCGGCGGGCCTATCGATACCATCGAGTACGCGCATACCCCGGACACGCCTCTAGGGGGCGCCACCTGCCAGGGTGGTGGCCGATGTGGATGCGTCCGGGATCAAGGAGAATTTACAGACCCGAGCACTGGGGCCCCCATTTACTCCTACCTAACTCAATTCTTCCAGTGCGCTGGACCGGACGGAGGCCCGTTCTAAATGACCCCGGACCAACTCGAAGCCATCCACGCCAAGCTCGACGAGCTAATCCGCGAGCTGCGCAACAACCGGCAGGCCGAGCAACGCCACGGCCTCGCCATCGGCGAGCTTCAGCAATGGCGAGACGCGCATGAGGCGATGCACCAGGACGAGCGCGCGGATACTCTGCGAGACGGGCATCAATGAGTAGCGATGTGATAGCGCTGGCGGGCCTATGCGTCACGATGCTCGGCATCCTGGTAGGATTCGTCTGGAACGCCGCGGTCACGGCGACGGGTCTCAAGATGCGCGTGTCCTCGCTTGAGCGCGACCATGAGGGGACCGCCAAGGACTTGCGAGACCAGATCCGCGGCCTGCAGGTCGTCATTGAGACGCTCCGCTCGTCCGTGTGGGAGCTCACCACGCGGCTCAAGGTCAACGCGGCGGAGATGCGAGCGAGTCAGCACGACATCAGCGACACCGATCCACCCCCGAGGAACCGATGATGCAAATGGACCCCAAGCTACGAGCCACGTTCGAAGTGGCCGCGTCGGCTTTCGCGATGGGCTTCCTCACGTACCTGGAGCCCATGCTCAACGGTGGGAACCTCCCGCCGCAGGCGCAGTGGGGGCACGTGCTGCTGATGGCATGCGTCGCCGGCGCCATCATGACCTACCACCGGCTCGTCCCGAGCCCCCTCGACGCGCCGGTGAAGTCGTGAGGCGGTTCCGTTCGTCCTTTGCGCTCTTCGCTCTGGCCCTCGCCGCGTGCGCTCCGGTGATTGCCTCTCCCTACGAAGCGCAGCAACGTGCGTGCGTCGAAGACGCTGCCACGCGCGCGGAAGCCGACGCGTGCCGCTGCCGCGTCCGTGCGCAGTACGGCAACCCATGTGACGGAGGTGCGCCGTGACCGCGCCCGCCACAACCGCGGCCGGGCTCGTCCAAGACGCCGAGACGCTCGCCGTCGAGCTCCTCGCCTTCCTCGCCTCCCGGGTGGGGATCGCGACGCTGGCGGAGATCGTGGACGTCCTCACCGGCAATAGCGAAAGGGAGCTCGTCGAGCCCCTCTCGGAGTTTGCCGGGCAGCTCGCGCAGGACGCGTTGGATCTCATTGGACCGACGCGCACGAAGGCAGCGCTCCAGTCGCTCTACGCCTCGGCGGATGCGCGCGTGGACGCTCTCGAGGATGCGAAGTTCCCGAAGGGGGCGCCGTGAGGGTCCTTCCCGTGCCGCTGGGGTCCCGCGGGGCGGACATGGCGGCGGCTCTCACGTGCGCGAATGCCGCGGACCTGAAGGCGGCGGGCCTGGACTACGTCGTGCGCTACGTCGGGGGCATCACTGGCGCCGAGCTCTCGCTCCTCCTCGATGCGGGGCTCGGCGTCCAGCTCGTCACCTACTCCCGCGCGCCGGGGTGGATTCCCTCCGCCGTTGTGGGGGCCGCGGACGGCTCCAAGGACGTTGATCGGCTGCGCGAGCTCGGCGTGCCCGCCGGGATGCTCGTGTGGATTGACCTGGAGGGAGTGAACGGGAGCGCCGCGGACGTCGCGGGCTGGGTCGAGTCGCGCGCGGCCGTTCTCGTCGCGGCTGGGTACGTCGCGGGGCTCTATGTCGGCGCTGGGGAGACTCTCAGCGCGGCGCAGCTCTATGCGATTCCGAACGTGACGCGGTACTGGCGCGCGTTCAACGCGGGCATCCCGGAGCCGCGATGCGGCTGGTGCCACTTTCAGACGTTCCCGCCGAACCAGATGCTTCACGGGGTGCAGATCGACCGCGACTTCGTCCAGGCGGACTACGAAGGGCGCGTGCCGCTGATGCTCGCGGCGGACGCCGACAGTTAGGGTGCGTCCTTCCGCGTCGGGGACAGGTGTTCGGATACCCAGGCACGTACCCTCGTCCACCTTTCCGCAGGGGTCTCTTTCTTAGAGCCGAAGTCATCGTCGTTGACGAATGCAATCTCGCGCGCCATCGCCTGCGCAATGCCGAATGTCTTCCCGATGGCCTCGGCGTCGTACTCGTCGAGATCGGAGACGTCGATACCGCGCGCAACCGCGACGGATCCGATCGCGCAGACGTGCGATTCATCGCGGACAATCTCATCGGCGACAAGTTCCTTCACCGGCATCGCATCCAGCGCAATGGCCATCTCGCGAAGGAAAGCCTGCCCCCGTTTCCCGCCGATCGCCCGGTCCACATTGGCTCGGTAGAGTCCGAGACAGTTGGTCTCGTCGTCGTAGTCGTCCGTATATCCAGATCGGCCCATTGCTCACTCCTTCCCGCTCTCGTCTTGCCGTTGCGTGGACACGGGCGACACCAATTTGCGGCCGTCCGAACCGACCCGCTTCCACACCGCCGGCTGTCGCGCGAAGTAGGCGATGCGAAGCAAGGGACCGAGTCGTTGCTCTAAGTAGGCCGCGACGTCTTCACTAGAGGAGTCGATCTCGGCAATAAACGATGCGCACGATCGACAGAGATCCGCGATCTCTTCGGTCGCGAGTGCTCCGCCTGTACGGTCGAATGGGCGAGTGCCGTCATCTTCGCTCATTGTGAACCTCTCTTGGTCGTAGTCGGCGACACGGGTAGGCTCAGTCCGACCCCGCATCAGCGATCTTCGGCGCGCATCCGCCATCTTGGTACGTGATCGGACCTACACCTTCGCAGGTAAGGGCCGGAGCGCCATCCGGCAACAAGGACCACTCCGCCGGGGCCGAGCAGGCGATGCTGCAGAGGGCGAAAATAACGAGCACGATCGAAATCTTCAGCATCTTCATCTCCTTCGAGGAAGGTAACGCGGACCAGGGCGACGCGAATCGGGCCGACTCAGTAGTTCTTCAGCCTCGACGCGAACAGCAGCGCGATTCCGAGGCTCACCGGCGTTCCGATGAACCAGCCGATGAAACAGCCGAAACAGAAGGCGGTCATGCCTTGCTTCCTCGCGCGTCCAGAATTGCCCTAATCGCCGCACCGATCTCAGGCGGCCACGATGTTCCTTGATGGGTCACGGCGAGGACCAACGCGTCGGCGCGCGCCTGTTCGGCCGCGAGCTCCGCCCGCAGAGACCGTACGATGTCGCTTCGTTCGATGATCGCGTCCAGCGTCTGGTACTCAGCCATCAGCGCACCTCCTCAACGAGAACCGCGATCGTCGAGCCGCATGCGCAATTGCGCATCTCGGCCTCTTCGCCGTTCGGTCCCGCGTCGGGTAGCACCCCGCAGAGCGGCAGTTCGGCCCAGGCCTTGGCGGTGAAGGCCGCGCCACACGCGCAGACCTTCACCACCGGCGGGAGGGAGACGGCAGCGCTCACGACTTCGCCTTGCGCGGGTCCACCGGCGCGGTGGCCCAATCGGGCAACGCCTCCGTCGGAGGGGCCTCGAGAGGTGCGGGCTCTGGCGCAGCCGCCGGCGCGGACGCCAGAGCCGCTGCGGGTGCTGGTGTCTCCGGGACGGCCGCGGCCTTCGCTTGCGGCGTCTGCGGGGATGTTCGGTTCTCCGCCGTGGCGCCCGCGCGGAGCTCGTCCTCGAGCTTCTTCGCGGCCGGAACGCCCTCTCCGGCGAGGGGGGGGAACGCCTCGTCGATCGTTGTGTCGCCGTTGTGGATGGCGGTTCCGAGGCCGATGAGCGCCTCGACCTCCTCGATGCCGAGGTCTTCAAGCGAAGACTTGCCGACGCGCGGGAAGATGCGCTCCTTCGGGACGCCGATCTTCATGAGTCGATCGACGAGTGAGGCGCGCTTCGCCGCGAAGGTCTTCGCATCCCCCACCGCCACGTTCTTCGCGGCGAGGTAGATGCGATCGATGTACGCGCGCGGCACGACGCGGAAGATGGCGTTCCGGATGGCGATCGACGCCGCGGCGTTGCCGGTCATCGTGATCATGTCGTCGCTGTAGCGGCGCCCCTTGGAGGTGGTGATGCGCCGGCGCACCTCCGTCGTGACGCGGATGTTCTTCTCGAGGTCCCACGCGACCCCCTGCGCGATGACCTCGCGCTCCTCCGCGTCGAGGATGCGTGCGGCAACGTGGAGGTTTCCGTACGCGCTGGCGGCGATCTCCGCGAGTCGCACGCTCGGGCCCGAGATGACGATCTCCTTCCCGTTCTGCTTCCGCGGGAGGGCATAGAGGCACGACTCCGCCACCCCCTGGCTCACCGTCGCGAGCGTCTCCGCCTCCTTCAGGAACTTCCCGATCGAACGCGGGTACTTGTGCGCAGCATCAAGCTGCGCCTCCGTCTCGGAGCGGGCGAAGACCGCGACGGAGCTGTTGTCCACCCGGCTGAGCGCGCCCTCGTCGTTCATGAGGGTCTCGAGGGGGTCCTTCGGGGTCTCAATCGGCTGCATCGTCATGGCTCATTCGCTCCAGTCGGGAAGGGTGATCGTTTGGATGGTATCCGAGTGTCCGGGCCATTGGTCGGTGGCGAGGGCCTCGGCGAGGCGCTGCATGTCCTCGCGAATGGTGGTGTGCCCCTTCGCAACGGTGGTGAGGTCTAGCGTGTAGACCGCGACGTCGTAGGGGCGCGCCTTCTCGATCGCGATAAACACGAAGTGTTGGAGCGGCTGTCCCAGCGTTTCGCAGGCGTCGCGGTACATCGCTTCCTGGCGGTGGTAGCCGAACCGCGCGACGGAGCGCGCGAACTGCGCAAGCCGAACGTCCTCCGTCGTCTTCAGGTCCACCGCGATGTGTCGGGCGGCCAGGTAGTAGTCGAGCCGGCCCTTGCACTCGAGCCCCGTCGCGCGATCGCGCCACCGGAGCGTCACTTCCTGCGCGCCACCGAAGATGAGCCGTGCCGCCATCGGATGCGCCCGGAGCTTCTCCACCATCCCCTGAATCGCCGTGTTCTCCGCCGCGGAGATGGGCTTCCGCCCCTCGTGGGCCTTCCGCCAGTCGTCGCGTGCTTTCTTGTTCTCCGTCTTGCGGCAGTCGCCGAAGTCGGGCTCGCACGCATAGGACGCTTCGAAGCGCGCGGGCTCGAATACGGCGCAGTGGAAGGCCTGGCCAAATTCGAGCGCCGGAGTGGGCTCCCGTGAGCCCCCAGCGACCTCGTCGCGGTAGTGGAGCAGCGAATGGCGGACGCGGTCGAGCATCGACTTGCTCGCGAGCCCGAGGACACGTGAGTGGTAGACGCTCTCCGGCACATCGGGGTGGATGCCGTGCGGGATTTCGAGAATCGACGGCGGGTTTTCGATGGTGATTGCGGCGCTCAAGACTCTTCCTCCTCGCGGGTCATTCCGATGTACGTCTCGGCGGCGAGGAGCACGTTCTCCAGCGCGCGCGCGTGCTCGCGGTACTGCGCGAGGCTTCCAATCTCGGCGTGGACGCCCGTCCGCCGCGCCACACGGCACGCGCGAGCGAGCGCAGCGAGGCGCATCATCTTCACGGACTCGGCCGTGAGCGCGAGCTGCATGCCCTCGTCGAGCGTGAACGTGTCCACCACGGCCATGTCCCGGCCGCGGCTACGCGGCGTCGCGGGGCCATTCATGCGGCCTCCAGTGGGAGCTTCAGGCTACGCGGTACGCCCCATCGGCCGCGGTAGAGCGAGAGCATCTCAGCGTCGAAGGACCGCTCCGCTTCGGAGTTGGGAGCGGGAACGGTCGGGCGTTCAGACCCCGGTGATATCTCAGGCGCGTCCACGTTGGGCAACACAACCGTGAGGTGCCGTGACTCATCATGCCCTTCCGGACCGCAGAGTACGCACAATTCGTAGACCATTTTCATCACCGCCCTTCTGAGATTCACTATGCATCCGATACCCGGAGTCGTCCAGCACAATCTTGCACCGCAACGTAGATTCTTTTGACTTGCACCATTCCAAACATCGCGTATTGTGCCTCGCATGCCGGGAAAGAGAAGGGCGAACAGTGGCATTCTGTATGTGTCCAGCGTACCGAAGGCGATGCTCAAGGAACTGGACGCGCATGCTCGTAAGATGGGACCTCGATTCCGTCGCGGCGACGCGGTGTACGAGCTCCTGCGGGTGGCATTGGACGAACTGAAGCAAGTGGAGACGATGTTGGAAGGAAGGGGATGACCATGGGAACACCGGGGATGCAGCGAATGAGGACTGAGCGGGGCGTGCCGTCCTTGACGGAGCCGTCGGGCGCACGGCCGAAGTGGCTCGACAACCCGACCGAGGCGAAGCGTTCCGGCGTGTTGCCGCTGAAGCCTCCGACCGCTTCGGGACGCCCGTACGACGCGGGGACAAAGCGATGAACGTCCTCACGAAGACCGCGATCGCGGAGCGACTCGAGCTCCTGAAGTCGATGACGCTCGGTCACGGCTCTCACCCGAAGCCGCCGACGCTAGAAGTGCCCCCTCCGTCCTGCGCTCTCGAGGCCGCGGCCTGGGTGGCCGGCGAGGAGTGGAGCGACCATCCGGAATGCGTCTCGACCACCATCGCGGCGATGTGCCGAAGCTTCAACGACCGGTGCGGATTCGGGCCCGAGGCGGACGCCCGGCGGACCCGCGTGCTCGTTCCGCTCATTCCCCTGATGCTCAACACGAGCGGATCAAATGCACTTGAGCGTCGCCGCGTTTTCGCGACGCTTGACTGGGCGACGCGCTCTGCGCTCCCGCGCATCCTCGCGCGCACGCGGACCTTGCAGGAATGGGGGCCCGGGATGGCGGCTCTCGCGGAGATCGTGGATGAGGACTCGTTCGTAGCCGCGCGCAATAAGCGTCGCAAGATGGCGAATGCCGCATGGGACGCGCGCGACAAGGCGTGGCAGGCCTTCTATAAGCGCTGGCGAGGGATGGCGGTGTCGGAGGCGGTGGCGGAGGCGGCGGTGTCGGAGGCGGTGGCGGAGGCGGCGGTGTCGGAGGCGGTGGCGGAGGCGGCGGTGTCG